TTACACCAATGCTACTAATATAACCACAGGCGTTCTTCCATACGCTCGAATGCCAGCTAATGTTGTTAATACCACTGCGGCATTTACAATATCTGGTGTTTATACGTATAATGCTAACCTAATATTAGGTTCTGGCCTTTCTGCTAATGGCACTTACGGAACCGCTGGCCAAGTTCTTCACTCTAATGGTACAGCCACTTATTGGGCTGCTGATGACGTTAATGCAGGAACTGTAACTTCTGTTGGCACTGGTAACGGTCTAACTGGCGGTCCATTCACGACATCCGGAACGGTTTCTGTTCTAGCTAATAATGGTATTACTGCCAATTCTTTAGGATTGTTTGTTACTCCAGGAACTGGTACTGTAGTAAATGCCACTGGCGTTCATGTTAATGCAACATATATTGGAACTTTATCTGCTAATAATACGTCATTTGTTAGCGGTAAATCCGAAGGCAATCTTAACGTTAATAATGCTACGTATGCTTATGGTAAAACTGAGGCTACACTAAACGTCAATAATGCCACAACAGCTTATGGTAAAACTGAAGGCAATCTGAACGTTAATAATGCCACAACAGCTTACGGTAAAACTGAAGGCACTCTAAACGTAAATAGCGCATTAACAGCTAATAACTCCACAAATCTAGGAGGAACAGCTGCTGCTTCCTATCAGCTTAATTCTACCTTAAACGCCAATGTCGCTGCTTATCTACCAGTTTACGCTGGTGTAGTTAACGGTTCGTCACATACTGTTGGAACATCTCTTATTGCCAATGCCACTGGTGTTTATCACACTGGAACTATGAACGCTGCTAGTCATACCGTTGGAACTGCATTTACTGCCAATGCTACAGTCGTTAATGCAGTATCATATTACGTAGGAACGACTTTAATTGGTAATAGTACTGGTCCTTATGGTAAAACTGAGGCTACACTAAACGTCAATAATGCCACTACAGCTTATGGTAAGACTGAAGGAAATCTTAACGTCAATAATGCCACTACAGCTTATGGTAAGACTGAAGGAAATCTTAACGTCAACAGTGCAGCCACATTGGCTACTTCTAGAAACATTAATGGTTCCGCCTTCAATGGTTCTGCTGCTATTACAACTGCTACATGGGGTACGTCAAGAACTATTACTATCGGATCAACTGGTAAATCTGTTGATGGATCTGCTGCTGTTTCATGGACTCTTGGTGAGATCGGCGCTGCAGCAACAAACCAAACAATGTTTATTGGCACTACTTCACTGACAATTAATAGAACAACAGGGTCTCAAACTCTCACAGGCGTCTCGATTGATGGAAGTGCTGCAACATTCACTTCTACTTCGCAGAACTCACAATTTAATTCAATTGGTGTTGGTACTGCTGCTTCCGGAACTGCTGGCGAAATTAGAGCAAATAATAACATCACAGCTTATTATACTTCAGACGCCATCTTCAAAGAAAATGTAAAACCAATTGAAAACGCTCTTGAAAAAGTTATGGCTGTTGACGGCGTAGAATTTGATTGGACCCAGGAATTCATGGATGCTCGTGGTGGTGAAGATGGATACTTTATCCGTAGACATGATGTCGGCGTTATTGCTCAAAACATTGAAAAGGTTTTGCCTGAAGTAGTTGCAACTAAAGAAGACGGCACTAAGGCGGTTAAATATGATAGAATTGTGGCTTTGTTAATTGAAGCAATCAAAGACCTCAAAAATGAAGTAGACGAATTAAAAAGAGGTAAATAATGGCATTACCATCTAGCGGACAAATATCATTTTCAGATATCGCAACTATAACAAAAGGAAATGCCACTTCTGAAATTTCTATTGGAGAAGCTAACACTAGATATCTTTTTGGTGTTCCTTCTGGATCGATATCCATAAGTACTGGTTATGGGAAACCAGCGGCAGGAAGTAATACTTACAGCACTCCTGGTTCATATTCATGGTTAGTATATCCATACCAGACAGTTTTTGCTAATGTTGCGGCAGGTGGCGGTGGTGGTGGTGAAGGCGCTTATTATGCTTTTTTATATTATTTTGCTATAGCCGAAGGCGGATCTGGAGGAAACAGTGGCGCCAACAGTTCTTTTAATGGATTATCTGCTACTGCTGGGACAGGTGGTGGTGGCGGTGGATTTGCAAGTTTCGGTGGTGCAGGTACTAATGGTGGAGGATCAGGAGGATCTGTAACAACCGGAGGCGGAGGAGCTGGTGGAGGTGGTGGTAGCGGATATTTCAATTATGCCTTCCAACCAGCATATAGCGGTGGTAATGGCGGCGCTGGAGGAAAAGTTACTCAACAATGGTCACATCAAATAACTTCTGGGTTTCCTGTCTGGGCAGGGTCTTATCCTGTAACCGTCGGAGGGGGTGGCGGAGTAAATGTTGGAGGTTATAACGCCGGCACCCCAGGCAATGGAGCTAACGGTTGGGTCACAATTAATTGGAGTTAAAATGTCTGAACATTTTTTTATTAGAGTTGTAGAAGGAAAACCTTTTGAACATCCAATCGCAGAATGGAATCTGAGGCAGTTTTATCCCGATTTAGACGTTGATAATCCGCCTCAAGGATTTGAAAAATTTATAAGAGTTCCTTTACCAATATATGATCAATCAAAAACTCATGATAGCACCCATTATGAAAAAATTGATAATATCTGGAGAGATGTTCATATAATTAGAGATTTAACTCCATCTGAAAAAGCAGAAAAAATTAGAATATCAAAAGAAATATTTCCATTTAAAGATACATGGACGTTAGATGAAGCAAAAATTGAATGGATTCCTCCATTCCCTTATCCAGATGATGGTAAAAAATATTTTTGGGATAACAATAATATTAAATGGATAACAGAGGAAGAATTTCAAAAATTATTAGAACTTGCTAAACAATCTTCACAAGAACAATCCGCTAAATAATTATAAACATAATTCAAAGGTAATTAAATGGCAGTGCCAACAACAAGAGCAGAATTTACTGAATATTGCCTAAGAAAATTAGGTAAACCAGTTGTTGAAATCAACGTCGACGACGATCAGGTTTCAGATCGTATTGACGAAGCTCTAAGATATTATTGGGATTATCATTTTGATGGTTCTGAAAAGACCTATTATAAAAGACAAATAGACTCAACTGATATTGCCAACAAATATATTACTCTCCCAGAGAACATAATTGGAGCGGTAAATATCTTCCCTCTTGGCTCTGCGCTTGGTTTGAATAACCTATTCAATATCCGTTATCAGATTGCACTAAACGATCTTTACACTTTGACATCAGTTTCTATGGTGCCATATTATATGGCCATGAATCATGTTCAGTTCCTAGAACAAATGCTAGTTGGACAACAACCACTTAGATATAATAGACATATTAATAGACTTTACATTGACATGTCTTGGGATCAAGTTGCTGTTGGTAATTATCTAATCGTTGAAGCATATCAAATCGTAGACCCTGCAGTTTATTCTGATGCTTGGGGCGATCGTTGGTTAGGGCGTTATGCTTCTTGTTTGATTAAACAGCAGTGGGGTCAAAATCTTAAAAAGTTTGAAGGTATGAAAATGCCTGGAGGCTTAACTTTCAATGGTCAGAAAATATACGATGAAGCCACTCAAGAAAGAGAAGCCTTAGAAAGAGAAATGATTTACACATACAGCTTGCCAGCAACTGATATGATTGGATAATCATGGCCACTAACTTTTTCTTCAACAATTTCCAAGCATCTCAAGAACAACTACTTCTTGAGAATTTGGTAATTGAGTCGATAAAAATATACGGACATGACATATATTACGTTCCTCGTAAATTAAACAATTACGATGATGTGTATGGAGCGGACGATCAATCTTCTTATGAAGTAGCTTATCCTATAGAAATGTATATTAAATCCATTGACGGGTTTAGTGGCGATCAAGAATTTCTATCTAAGTTTGGCGTTGAAATTCGCAATCAAGTTGTATTCTCTGTTGCCCGTAGAATCTTTAATGAAGAAGTTGGTGAGTTTACCGCACAGGTAAGACCAAACGAAGGAGATATTATCTATTTTCCTTTGAATCAAAGAGCGTTTCAGATTAAGTATGTTAACAAATATGAAATGTTTTATCAGCTAGGTGCACTTCAAACATGGGAAATGACTTGTGAAGTGTTTGAATATTCCGGAGAACTGTTCAATACAGGTATTCCAGAAATTGATTCTATTCAAAGAAAGAACGATACAAATATTCTGGATTGGACAATAAGAACAGAAAGTTCTAATAAAATTTCTATTATGACTGAAGAGGGCGATTATCTAGTATTAGAAAAATTCTCATTGGAAGATTTAGTTCCAGCTTCAGACAATGACGAAATTCAAACAGAGTCTGACATGTTTGTTGACTTCAGTTCTTTAGATCCATTTAGCGAAGGTAACATTTAATGTTTGGTTCACCGTTTTATTTTGGTCTTATAAGAAAATATGTAATTCTTATGGGAACCTTACTTAATCAGATTCGTATAACTAAAACTGATTCTTCTGGCACAGTTACATCTTTAGTAAGAGTTCCTATTACATATGCTCCTAAAGATAAAATGTTAGCTAGAATTATCCAAGATCCAGCATTAGATAAACCAAGTGCAGTTGCGCCTTTACCTATGATTTCCTTTGAAATGGGTAAAATGGTTTATGACGGTTCTAGAAAATTAAACACTGTTGGTAAAGTTTCAGTTAGGGATGCTACTGACGCTGATAAATTCAAATATCAGTATAATCCTGTTCCATATAATATAGATTTCAAAGTTTACATTTACGCTAAAAACGCTGAAGATGGAACAAAAATTGTTGAACAAATACTTCCTTATTTTACTCCTGATTGGACAACAACATGTAACTTAATACCAGAAGTTAATGTTACAATGGATATTCCAATCATATTAAATAATATCAGCTATTCTGACACATATGATGGAGCTTATAGTGAAAGAAGAGCTATAATTTGGCAATTAGATTTTGTTCTAAAAGGCTATCTTTATGGTCCTATTAGATCTTCTGGTATCATTAAATTTGTTAGAACACAGTTTTATATACCTTCAACAAACACTGCCGCTGAAGGTAAGGGTGTTACCCCAATGGCAGAAAAGATAACAGTTCAACCTGGATTAGACGCTAATGGTAACCCTATAAATTACTTTGGTGGTCCAAACGCCAATACAGGAACTGTTCCTTATATTGAAGTAAATTCTGATGACGATTATGGTTTCATAACTCAAATCTACAACACTGATGAGATAGAATGACAGAAAAAAATGATGAATCGGATAAGTCTCTTACTCCGTTACAATATGAAAAACAAATTGATACTTTGATAGCCAAAGCTCATGATGATTCTGCTAGAAACGATTTTGAAGCAGCCCGAGCTAATCTTTACGAAGTTATCCAAACAGGTCAAGAAGCAATTGATAAGCTATCTGAAATAGCTGGTCAATCGCAGCACCCACGTGCATTCGAAGTTCTAGCTAAACTCATGGATACAGTGGTAAGCACTAATAAAGAGTTGTTAGAACTTCAGTCTAAGATCCGTGAAATTGATGCAAAAGACTCACCAATTAGCGAGAAAGCGCAAACTATCAATAACAATCTATTCGTAGGTTCTACAGCAGAATTACAAAAAGTTCTTAAGGATATGAAGAATAATGAATGAGTTGGTGGGTGGTTATAAGGGTAACGTTCTTCTAAAGAAAACTAATCAGAACATTGAATGGACTCCAGATCTTGTTCAGGAGTATGTTAGATGTCAGAACGATCCCATATATTTTACTGAAAACTATATGAAGATCATCTCAATTAATGAGGGTCTTACAAGTTTCAATTTGTATGGTTACCAGAAAGAAATGGTAACATCATTTAAAGACAACCGTTATACAATTGTTACCACCGCTCGTCAGGCAGGTAAGTCAACTACTACCTGTGCGTTTATTCTTTGGTATATAATTTTTCATCCTGATAAGACCGTAGCCCTACTAGCCAACAAGGGCGATACGGCTCGAGAAATTCTTGGTCGTGTTCAGTTGGCTTACCAGCACTTACCAAAATGGCTTCAGCAGGGTGTTGTTGAATGGAACAAAGGTTCATTCGTCCTTGAAAATAACAGCCGTGTTTTGGCTGCTGCTACTTCCGCCAGCGCCATCCGTGGTTATACCATCAACCTTCTATTCATCGACGAAGCGGCGTTCATTGATAACTGGGATGAATTCTTTACCTCGGTTTATCCTACTATTTCGTCAGGCTCGGAATCAAAGATTATTCTGGTTTCAACTCCGAACGGTTTGAACCATTTCCATGCTACTTGGGCTAATGCCGAAAAGGGAACTAATGGATACCATCCGATTTTAGTTAATTGGCAAGCGGTTCCTGGCAGAGATGAAAAGTGGAAGGCTGATACTCTAGCTGGTATGAACTTTGATCTCGAGAAGTTCGATCAGGAGTATAATTGCGAATTCTTAGGTTCTTCTGGTACCTTGATTGCTGGTTGGAAACTTAAAGAGTTAGTTTCTGAAAACCCAATCTTACAAAAAGATGGGTTGACCCAATTTAAAGCCGTAGAACCTAATCATGTTTATATGATGGTATGTGACGTTTCTCGTGGTAAGGGGTTGGACTATTCAGCATTTCAGTTGATAGATGTTACTTCTATGCCTTATCAACAAGTGGGTGTTTATAGAAATAATGCCATTACCCCGTTAGATTATGCCGATATTATTCACCGAACTGCTAAGGCTTATAACAACGCTTCAGTTCTTGTTGAGGTGAACGATATAGGTGAACAGGTTTCAACTTCTCTTAATTATGATTTTGGTTATGAAAATGTTCTCTTTACCGAAAACGCTGGTAGATCTGGTAAGAGAATCACTACTGGATTTGGTGGCGGTAGTGTTGATAAGGGTATTAGGACCACCAAAATTGTAAAATCTATTGGGTGTTCTATTTTAAAACTACTGGTCGAGCAAAACCAGCTGATAGTAAACGATGTGAACACTATCAGTGAATTAGGCACCTTTTCTAAAAAGGGAACTTCATACGAAGCAGAGTCTGGTAAACACGATGACTTAGTAATGTGTTTAGTTCTCTTTGCTTGGCTATCAGATCAACAATACTTTAAAGACTATACCAATATCAATACTCTTATGTCTCTTAGAGATAAAACTGAGGATGACATTGAGCAGGATCTTGCTCCGTTTGGGTTTGTGGATTCCGGAAGGGATGATTTTGTAGAAGAAGAATATGAAAGATTTGTAGGTGATTCTTGGATGTGGAACCAACCGCAGGACTTCTAAAAAAGCTCATTTTATAAATATAAAAAATTCATAATTGTAAGTTCTCGCAAAAGGGAGAAAAATAAATGGCTTTCCAACTATCACCTGGAGTAAATGTATCTGAGATCGACCTTACAACAGTCGTTCCTTCAGTCGCCACAACTGATGGCGCCTTTGCTGGCGTATTCCGTTGGGGTCCAATCGGAGAAAGAGTTCTAATCGACTCTGAAAATGCACTGGTTTCTAGATTTGGTAAACCAACCAATTTCAACGGAGAAACATTTTTCACAGCTGCAAACTTTCTATCATATACAAACCGTCTATGGGTTTCACGTGCTGCTGACGTAACTGGAGCAACTCCAGTCGTTTCTGCTAACACATCCGGAGCAACTAACGTTCTATTGGTTTCTAATACATCTGCAATCACAGTAGGCATGTATCTAAACCAGTGTTCAAACTCTAACATTACATTTGGTAACAGTACAGTTAATTCAGCTGTTCTTTCAACTATTTCTGTTGTCTCAAAGAACTCAAGCTCTGTAACTCTTTCAAGCAATGTTACTGCTACTCAGAACGGCGTAAGTTTCTATTTTGCTGATCCAGTTTCAGTTTATACCTCTGTAGCTATGG